CCTCCTCTCCGCCATTGACCGGACGGTGGCCCGCATCGCCTCGATGGACCTCCGCCCCCGCGTGATTCGACAGGGCACCTCCCTTCGCATGATTCGGGAGCGGTCAAGTGCCCAGATCATCGTGGACTCGCTTGTGTCGGAGCACCAGCTCTCGCAAGTCACCTCCGACTTCGCCCATATCTTCACCACCTTGGGGTGCTGCGGCATCACCGGCCACATCACCGACGTGCCCACCGTGGGCCTGAGTGCCGATCTGGAAGTGGTGCACCCGCGAGAGGTGTTCCCCTTCCCCGCCCTGCACCAAGACCACACCAAGCAGTCGGGCTTGATCCGCCAGCGTGTGGTGCCCATTGATCTCCTTGAAGAGAAGTTCGGTCGCATCTCCCCCACCAAGAAGGACAAAATGGAGTGGTGGAAGGTTGACCACGGTGATGTCACCACGGATGTGGGTATGGACGAACCCGGGACCGCCCTGCGAAACCCCTTCGACAACAGCGCCATCGTCACCGGTACCACCGAAGGCAGCGATTTCAACACGGAAGTGGCTCGTATCCGCGAGCTGTGGATCGAGGGGCCGCGGGGTACCTGCGTCCGTTATGTGGTGTGCAGCGGCGATGTGGTGCTCTTCGACGAGGAATACAACGATTCCGCGATGTACTGCCCCATCGGTTGGGCCCGCTTCATTGACACGGGTTCCTTCTATGGGGCTGGCCTCTTTGACCTCCTGTTTGGAATCTCCCGCGAGGCCGAGCGGCTGATGAAGAGCCTGTTCAACAACATCCGGGACATGGACCGCTACGGGGTGCTTGTGCTCCCGCAGGGGTCCATGAATGAGCGGACCCTTCTCAAGGAAGTGGGCAAGGGCCTGCGGGTAATGAGCTACACCCCAGACCCGCTGAACGAGAACTTCAAGCCATTCCCCATCACCCCGTTCAACGCGGGCGATGCACCCGGCAAGGTTGCCCAGTTCGCGCGCGAGGTGATGCAGCAGATCTCCCCCGTGCAGGACCTCCTGCAGGAGAAGGGCCGCGTGGACAGCGCCCCCGGTTTGCAGTTCCTCGACGAGCAGATCACCCGTGCGATGACCAACCCCTCGGTGGGCATCCAGCGGGCGTTTGGCAACATGTACCGCTCGATCACGGCCCAAGCGGTTGCCAAGATTGTGCAGTTCCCCCGCACCGTCCCCGTCAACTACGTCACGCTGGACCTCGCCGGTGCCATCCTTGACGTGGAAAACTCCACCGTCTCCTTTGACCAGAACCCCATCCCACAAGTTGGCTACCTCACCTTCAGCGTGAAGCAGATCAACCCGCGCAGCGAAGTGGCCCGTAAGGAGGAAGCAATGAACCTCCTGAAGTCCGGGCTTACGGACCCCATTGGTTTGAAGATCTTTGCTTTGAAGGAAGGCATTGACTTTGCCATGTGGATGGAAGAGGAGAAGGGCGCATACGAGTCCATTGTCCAGAACATTCTTCTGCTCTACGGCAACGGTCAGGAGCCTGGCCAGGTTGTTCTTACGCAGCACATGACCCGTCCGGATGTGCAGATGCGTGTGCTAAGTGCTTTCATGGTGAGCCCGATATTGGCCGTAGCAGGCGTGGAAGTGCAAGAAGAATTCAAAAAGTTCAGGGACGCAATGCTGCAGTTCATGGGTCAGACCCTACCGCAGCAGATCCCAACCCCAGATGAGGCTGCCGCTATGGGCATGCAGCCCCAGATGGGTGCCCAACCTCCCATGATGGGTGGTGGCATGCCCCCGATGCCCATGCAAGGAATGATGTAATGAACGACGAGACGACGCTCGAATCACCGCAAGACTCGCAGGGATCATCCCAAGAATCACCGCAAACCGACAACTCCACCCCCCCAGCAATCAATCTTGACACCCCAGTACGCGTGGGGGGACAAGACATCCCGCTGTCGGAGTTGGTCAAGGCCCGCGAGGACTTGGAGTACCTGAAGCAGGATTACAGCAAGCTGGTCTCTTTCCGAGACGCCACAACCAAGGTCATGCGACCGGATGTGGACCCCACGATCAAGGAGCAGGCAGCCCGCCAGCTTCTGGTGGACATGGGGTATCGGGGGGATGAGGTGGACCAGTACGTCAGTGAATGGATGGACGCACAAAACCAAGGAGCTGAAATGGCAAGCGACGACACGACCAACGATGAAGATGGGGGTGATGAGGACAACAGTGCAGAGCAGGTGGCGGAAGCCATCATGCGAGCACAGCAGGAAGCCCAGAGGACTTCGGAGCAACTCAACCGGATGCGAGCGGAACAGCTCAACAGCCGGATGAACACCCAGATCATGATGGGTCTTGATTTGAACCCGGATGCCCGTACGATGTTGGGCAAGCTCGAGGAGATCAACGGAAAGGAAGCCTCCTCTGCCGCTCGAGCCGCGTTTGAGAGGGACATTCGCCAGCAGACGCTGGAGAACCTCAAGAACCGGCGAGCAGCTGCAGGGACTTTCGAAGAAGCGTGGATTTCTGAGGAGTCAGCTAGGGCGACGAATGAAGTCCTAGCGAAGTACCGCTCGGTAATCGGCGACCCCAACCGTTTGGGAAGGGCGCCGGAAACAGCAGTGGGAGAGTCGATTTTGAGTTCAAAGCCCATCCAGGCTCCTCGTTGGAAGCCTGGGGTTAGCGCTGGCGACATCGAGTCGGCACTGGATGCGTTCAACAAGGACGCCCTTGCCCGACTGGCCGCTGGAACTGACGCGGGTGGCGACAAGGTCTGAATCCCCCGTTTCCCGAAAGGAACTGACACATGGCATTTGCCCCGACTGGAAGTCTCTTCGATCGGCACCAGCAGCAGCTCGAAGAGATCATCAACAAGAACGTCGATACGATCCTCCCCAGCCTCGATCCGGCTTGGCGCGACACCGTCGTGACCTCGCAGGGCGTGGGCCCGGCCAGTGCGATCGGTCGTGACCTGAAGATTCTGAAGCTTTATCGCGGCGGTCTGACCGGCGTGATCGAGAACGCAAAGAGTGTCGCCAATAACGACTTTGTGCTGTACGGCGACGCCACGACGCAGATCACCAACAAGCTGTACCTGCAGAGTGCCACCAAGACGTGGCCCGATGCGCTTCAGGGTCCTGCCATCAACAGTTATCGTCTGGGTATCGGCATGCGAGCCATGCTGACCAACCTGGCGATCACCATGGGCGAGATGCAGGCGGAGGCCACCCCGGCCTTCATCGGCGACGTGATTGCTCCGAAGCTCAAGGGCTTCGCGCAGAACCTCTCCCACACCCTGTGCAACTACTGGTACGTCAGCCAGAACACTGGCTACCGGCTGTGCATCATCAAGGACAAGGGCTCCGTTTCAGGCTCTGGACCTTGGAGTGTGACTTTCCGTCCTGACAACTACGCGATTGACCGGTTCTATGTCGGCCAGCGTGTGGACGTCCTCGACGGTGCAAACACCAAGAACCGCCGCAACGGAAGCACAACGGGTGGTGCCACCCGTGAGAACCTGTTCGTCAGCGCTGTGGACGAGCTCAAGGGCTATGTCACGGTGACCAGCACCGAGAACAACCTGAGTTCGGTTGCAAACGACGACGTGGTTGTGTATGCCAACAGCAATGTGGATGCCTATGCGGCCTCCGGTAACTCGACGTTTACCGGCATCGCGGGCATCAACAGCTGGCTGAAGTTTGGCGGTGGTGGTGATGACAACAAGCTGCTGGGTGCTGAGTCGGACTCGAGCAACGAGATCGACGTGACGGTGCACCCAGAGTTCAAGTCGTTCAAGGTCACCAGCGTCGGCGCCCTGACGGAGCACAAGCTTCGCCAGTACGTCCGTCGCTTCCACGCTGCGAAGCACAAGTACGGCCAGATGATCGACTGCCTCATCGCCAGCGATGGCGTGTGGCTGGCCTACGAGGCCCAGAAGATCGGTCAGTACACTCTGGAGCGCACTGGTCGTCTCTCGTCCCTCAACCGTGAGGGCAGCGAGGATGGCTTCAAGTTCACCTTTGAGGGTCGCACCTACAACGGCTACACCTCGACCTACATCGAGGACGGCGTTGTGTACGGCCTGAAGAAGGGTGGCAACAACTGGAAGCGCTACGTGCCGCCCGATCCGAAGGGCGTCCAGAAGTTCAGCGAGGCCGACAGCTTCATCCCCTTCAACTTTGTGGTCCCGGCTCTGACCGGCACCGCTTCGACGAAGTGGCCGATTCTGAAC